TGTCTCCAAAGATGTCCACCTTAGTCTCGGTCTGCCAGTCGAACTCGATAGAGCTATCCTCTACGCGCTTCCCGATGGGAGACCAAACAGGAGTGCCGCTCTCGCCGGTGTTCAGGTAGGCGATCAGCATTTCACGGGCTACAGTCTGGCCCGCTGTAGTGTTAAACTCTAAATCAGCCATATTATTTCTCCTTTCACACGCCGACCTCATAAGTCAGCTTCATTAGTATCTGGTAGTCTTCATAGCCGTCCTCATAGGCGGCGAATTTGGATGACTGCGTGGTTGGTTCCACCCGTAGCGCCCGAATCTCATCTCCCAAATCAGGGAGATTTTTTCTTGCCCAGTCGCCAAAGTGATTCAACAGTTCGTCCGCCTCCAGGCGTTTATCGTTGCTTCGCCCTGGCTTAATGCGGTATATAATCTTGAATTGGTACTCCGCCTGATAGCCGCCCAGAATGAACCTCTTTGTGATATAAATTCCCTGGATAGTAGACAAAGCCATACCGATTTCGTCTCCCTGGTCAGCGGTCAGGAACTCATACCTGATAATGTCAACCGGCTTTTCTGGGAAGGTGTTGGCCCATACCAGCATGGATCGGGATATTTTGTCCACTTCTTCTGCCGCCGCCAACATGCGCGGCCTTTCTTTTTTATCAGAGATCACGTTTCACCGCCTTATCTGCCACACGCACCCATTTCTCCAGATTTTCGGCCTTGCTGGCCTCGAACCAGTGAGATTGTGCCTGTGTGTGCATCGCCTTGTTAAATACAAGGTTTTTGTCTGTCAGGACTTTGGTTGTGCCCTTTCGTGCATAGCTGCTGCCTGTTTCCGGATCAACCATCAATTTCCCATAGTAGAGATAGCGGGCATATGGACCGGGGTAGATAATCTTGGAACCATCTACCCTTGTCCGTGTATCAAGGGAACCGGTCAGGAACGGGACATAGGGGGAGGTATCCTTCTGCACTTGAATGGCAACAGTGTGTTCCGCCTTCTCGGATGCACTTGCCAGACGATCCGGGAGAGAATCCAGCCCCTCGGTGTGGACACTGAATTTCAGCATCAATTACACCCCACTTCAAAATGGGCCATCTCCCCGCCGAAATCCTTTTCGTCTACCTTTGTGATGTCGTACACATCGTTATACATAGACTCAATCTTCTGCACACTCCAGTCTGGGTGTACAGCCCTTCCTTTAACTACAAAGCAGTTTTGGTTTTTTACAGAAAGTGTCCAGTAGCCGCTTTTGTCATCCATGCGCCAGAAAGTCAGCGGGTCAATATACTCTCTCTTTTTCCCCGTCACACCGTCCACTGCTTCCACATAGAAGGGAATATAAATATTGACTGCATCCGCGCTTTCCAAGCCGCTCCGGGTTACATTTCTTCCCTTCGAGGCATCAAATAGAACTCCACGCAAGACGGTAATGTGATTGACCGTAACATCTTCGAAGGTGGACAAATCGGTTTCGGTGTAGACGCTATAGACCGTCACAACATGAGGGAACACACGGACACCCCCTCCCCCGGTACAAAAGGCCAGTTCCAGCTAGATACTGCTGGGCGATTGTCGCAAGAGCCGCTTGCGCTGTCTGTACAGAGGATAGGGCTTGCTGTGCGCTGTCCCCGCCGCTCCGGTAGGTCTTTGACCAGCTTCCCACTGTCTGACTTTGTAGTTCTCCGTTGTTTTCCAAAGATGAGGTAATGGATTTCTGCGCCAGGGCCTTGGCAGTATCAATGTACTGGTACTGTTCCGCGATAGCACAGCAGCACATTTTCAGCGCGTCCAACTCTGCGTTTTTGGCCGCCCTTCCCTGCGTGTAGTAATCCAAAAATGCACTTGCACGCAGGGAAAGCCGTGAAAAATCGTTGTATTCAATGGCTGTACCAAGATATGTATTTGCGTAATATTCAAAATCTGCGTAAGCCATCGGCGGTCTCCTTATTCGGTGGTTTTTGTAACAACAACCGTGTAAACCTTTTGGGCGGTTCCATTTTTCACAGTAATCGTCACCGTGTTAGGCCCATCTTGCCACGTCGCCGCCGTTCCATTGGTGACGGGTGTTTCACCGTTCAGAATGGTGATCTCCGCCTCCGGGTCCGTTGCGGTCGCCGTGATGGTGTTAGTCGCATTGGTCGTGTTGGCTGTATAGTCCGTCACGTCAGAGTCAAACGTGGGGTCTAAGGTCAGCGTCCCAATCGTCAGCCCCGAGAGGGACGCTGTTAACCCCCCGCCGGAGCGTAAACAGCAAAAGGGAAGGCGTTCGTGTTGTCGATGTTAAAGGCGCTCTTGGGGTTCGGAATCTCCCAGCCCAGCCGCATAACGGCGCGCAAGGCCACCATATCGTTCTGCATCAGGTTGTACAGGATGGTGTGGGTAGAGGGGTCCTGAATAACGCCGGAATCGAAGATCTTGAAGGTCATGTCCTGGCGAATGGCATACACCAGCTGGCTCCAGTCGCCCACGATCATCAGGGACTCGTCAGGGTCAAACGCGCCGTTGACAGGGAAGTACATATCCATGCCGTCCAGAGCATACCGAGTGGTGCCCTGCATATCGGTCTTGAAGATGGGCTGGCCGGTGGTGTCCTTCAGGCCGCGTAGCTTGGCCCGCATCTGGATGGCAGACATCACACCATTGGGGATATATCCGCTCTCCTCAACCTTGGCGATTACGCCGTCCTCGCCCATGATGTCGTCATAGATATCGCTGGTCGCGGTCACAACGGCGCTTGCAGTCTCAGCAGAGGGCACAAGGCCAGCACGCCAAGAAGTGGGCTTGTTGGTGCCGTACAGAATGGCGGCGTCGATGACCTTGCCGAAAGCCTCGGTCAGTCGGGGCCGCACCTCGCCCCAAATGTCGTAATCGGAGTCATCCAGGACAGCCTCAGGGATGGGCACGATAACGGCGATTTCCTCGGCGTAGATCTTCTTCTTGTCCCACTCCATATTGGTGGTCTGCTTAAAAGCAGTGGTGTCGCTGGACGTTCCGGTGGGCACCTCACCGTTGACAAAGTAGGCGGTGGGCAGAGCGTCCAGTACGTTCAGGGTCTGGGTCTTGGAGGTCATATTGGGCAGCCGCCGGGCCATCCGCAGGACAGCGGACTCCGCAACAGCGCCCTGGATGATTTCACGAGTAATAGGCTCCGGGATAAGCCCGGAAAGGTTATCTCTGGTAATTACAGCCATATGGGCTCCTTTCTTTACTTAAATGCGCCCCGAATCAGAGCGTTCATGGCGTCATTTGCGCCAGGCTTCTTGTTTCCATCTCCAATGGGAGCAGTCCAGTCAAAGGTGGTCTTTTTGCGTTCAGCGGTCAGTGCGTCCACGGCCTGTTCAAAGGTGGTTTTGTCGTCCACCATCTTGGCGGCCTTGAAAGCGATAAACTCCGCCTCGTCGCCGGTCAGGCCCTTGGAAAGCACATACTTTTCGTGCTTTATCTGCTCCAGTTCTGCTTGTGCAGCAGAAAGGGCCGTCCTGCTCTCGTCCCGCTCGCGGGTCAAGTTGTTCCAGCGTTCCTGTTCGGTCTGCTGGCTCTCTTTCCAAGAGCGGAAAGCGGACAATTCTTCCTCGTTGGGGTACTTCTTCCGTTCACGGTCAAGGCGCTTCTGGATGAGGGCATCTACATCCGCCTGAGTGAACGTCTTTTCCTGCTCATTGGCAGTGGTTTCCGTGCTTTGCACGTTCTCTTCAGCCATAAATAACCTCCGTTTAAGGCCCGTCGGCCATGGATTTGAAAAATAAAAAAGCGTGAGCAGTCGTTTCCGTTTTGGAAACAACCACCCACGCTCGGGTCTTCTGTCTGAACGCTTACAGACAGGTCAATATATGAAAAAAGGGGCCAACCTGTAAGAAATCCTTACAAGTTGACCCCGCTCGGTCCTTCCGCCTCAACGCTTAGAGGCAGGAAAGTATTCTGTTGTCATTTGCTATTCTTCCATTGCAAAAATTCGTCATACTCTTTTTGCGGTATCACTACATGGCCGCGTTCTTTTTGCCGTGCAGCGGCGATTTTTTGCGCTTCTTTCCCGTCTTTGTATATGTTCAGTATATCCCTTTCCTCTGTACAGCGCCTATCAACATCTTCAAGGACAACTTCTGGTATCGTATTTACATCAACGAACTTAATCCCAACAATTCGTGCCTGAAAAGCGTAGTATTGAAACATAAATCCGCCAACATACCAAACTGGTTCACCCGCTATGGAATATTCATAGGTTTCTTCCAATGTCATATAGCTTCACCTCCTCCCGTTTAATATGTATGATTTTAACACCATCTTTTACGGGAATCAATTCCACCCTATCGCCTTTTTCGAGAATGGCCCTGATTTCGGCCCATGCTTTTTCATCCATTTTTTACCTCAAAAGAAAAGGAGCCGCATTTCTGCGGCCCCTCTCGTAGATTGGTTCTTTGGCAGGCGTGGCGTTCTCCTGCATCTCTCGGGTTGCCCCTGTCAGTACCATCGGCGTGTGGATGCCACGAAATTGTCCACCTCAAAGAACCATTCTATTCTACTTAGATTATAGCCGCTTTATTCAGATTTGTAAAGGACTTTCTTTGTGCGTAAGTATCTTCGATAACGCTTTTCTTCCACCTTAAGAAATGTAATAATGGAGTTCTTATATCCTGGAATATCTCCCTCAACAGCAAGCTTCAAAATAAGCTGGAACCTTTCGTTTGCCTCTACAAATTCTTTCAAAAGAAACGCCGTATTAGGCTTATTGGCTTCCAGAATATAGTCTGGATTTTCAATGATTTTGCTCAAATACTGTGCATACCGCTCGAAGTCGTTCGGATGCCGCTCTCTTATGTGCTCAATGCGCTCATCCGTAATAATGACTTCGTCTGTCTGAATCTTATCCGCAACTACTTTGTATTTCTCAATGTCAATTCTTCCAACTGTATGCACAGAAGAACCCCCGCCACTCGTTTTCTCTATTGTATCACGTTTGGCTGGTTTTTCAATTGTATTCTCTAGCTCATACCGTACCTTCATCCTCTCTGTCTGTTCAGGTAATCCCGCCGCTTTGCTGAATGCCTTGTATTCCTTATTCAGCCGTCGGATACGGGCTGTTACCGCTTGGGCATCCTCTTCCAGCCCAGAAGCCTTATATGCAGCCTGCTCTCGCTTCAGCTTGCGCACAGTGCGCTCAATTTGGCGCTGCTTTTGTGTGGCCTCATAAGCCGTGTAATGCTTGCCCTGATAGGTCACGTCATGACCATCGTCGATGTGCTCCAGTTCCTCATCGGTGTATGTACGTTCACTGATACCATCGACAAACGGAAATCTGATATGCCGGCAGTTTGCGCCCTCCAGACCGTCTACATATCCCAGGCCGCAAACCTCATAGATGTTCAGATACTTGTCCCTTTCTCTGACAGAGTACACACGTCCTTGCCACGCCTTATGGTTCTGCCAACCGACGCCCTTGTCCCGTGCGCCGATATGTGCGGAAATCTCATAGTATGGTGTCTCCAGATACTCCGCACTTTGTTCCGTGTACTTAGCGCATAGCTGAGACACCCCCGTCATAGTTGCGCGCCTCACCGCCACGTCCACTTGGTCAACATGCCCGCTTTCATATTCAACGGTTTTAATCCCGCTGTCCGCCAGCTGCTTCACAGCACTCCGTATCGCCTGATCGTAGCTGATGGCGCCGCTCTGTATTTGCACAACGGCATTGTCCAACGCCCATTGATACGCGCGAGCCGGTGGGAGGAGTGTTCGACCATTGTCCACCAGAAAGGCCATAGACTGCGTGATGTTGTGGAAGTCCTCTAATGTCTGCCGCTTGATTGCGTCCATCACGGCGGCGTCCAAGAGCATTTCCGGGGCCGTTACTTTCGCAAGGTCAATAACCGCCGTGTAATACTTTTGATTGCGCTCTACCACATCATCAAGCAGCTTATTTAGTTTGTCCTGGCCGGTATTGGTTGCCTCCCGGATGGCCTTTTCTATGTCCTTCAGGTCGATACCATGGGAACGGAGTGCACGGATGCTTTGCACCGTTACCTCGTTCAACTGGTCAGCCAGATTGAGCCGACTGCATATTTCATCAAGAAGGGTCGCTTCTAGGTTGCGGAATAGTTCGGCCAGCTCTTCCGGGAGTGCGTCAAGAATCTCTGGGGTAAATGGATATTTCATGATTTTACTGTTTCTGCATTAACCTCACAGTCACAATCAAATTCTAATTCCCCGTAAAGCTTTAACCAAATAGTTGGGGAAGGGTCCCCTCCATCCATAGAGACTTCAAATCCAAGCAGTCTTGACGAGATGTCGTTCCCATTAAGCGTAACTTTTGCAACTCCACCTTGGGACTCAATCCGCACACGGTTTATTTTGCTCATTCAATTTCCTCCTCCGGCTCCGTGGTCATATCCTCCATCCTTGGAAGCGCCGCCTTTGCTGTTGCCTCATCCTCATTCATCCACTTGGCTCTGAACTCCCAGTCATTCATAATGCCAGCCTGAAGCAACTGCATATCTCTGGAAAAGTCCGTTGCTTTGTCCTCTATAATACTGTCATCGAAGTCGATAGAGATTTCCACGTCCTCATTCAGCCCAGCGTTCATGGCCGTGTTGCCCAAGCGGAGGATAATCCGGCATAACTCAATCAAAACTTGCTCTAAGATAATTTCGTGCTTTTTGATAGTGCGGAACATGGTGCTGTTCTCGCTGATGACCTGTGTAGCGGTGGCAACGCTGCCGCCGTCAAAGCGGTAATAAGTTTCACCGAACCCGCACTTGCTGGACAGCAAATTGAGCTGGTCCTGAATCCCCGTGTTGTGTTCCTGTGTCCGCAGCGTCATGTCTATGGGGGTAATAACTGCCCCGTCCGTAATGTCCTCCGACAACACATAGTAAGCCAAATCATCCGGGTCAAAAAACGGTTCTCCATCAAGGTCTTTTGTTGCAGAAGGCTTGACCATGATTCGTTTTTTCCCAAGAACAAACTCATTGACATAGCTGTCATAGGCCACGTCCACGCCTTTGAGCACATCCACAGCGTTGGCAAACACAGAAATACCAAGAGGAATATTATCATCAAAGTTGTTGGCAATGTTTGGCCGATCAATGACGAACTGCCGCCGGTCAGAGCCGGTATGTACTACCTGCGGGACACGCTCAAAGCCCGTCACATCGGCCAGTGCTACTTCTGCATCCACATTATCATTTCGATATTGGTAGATCCGGTTCTCGATGTCATACAGGCCATTTACCTTGTGGTGGATTTGCAGGTAGCAGTATTGCTCACCGTTGACGGTGACGATGCTGTCAAAAGCGCACTCGGTAATAATGCCGTTCTGCCACGCCAGCGGCCAGATGTGCTCCACGGTCACATAATCCATTACAATGCCGCCTGCGCTGCCGGGGATAGGTCCTTCCTCCGTAGCCTCCATGCCCACTACCCTGGGGATAAAAGCCACCGTACCAAGGGCAAACGCCTTTTCCTGCATCTCGTTTGCCTTGACCAGGAAGTTGTTTTCTTTGAACACACTGTCAATAAAGTCCTGTTCCCGCTGTCCCTCCAGAGTAATCTCTACCTTTTCGTTCATCAGAAGGTTTGCCCAGTCCTCCGAGATCTTCTTGCCCATGTTAAGAGTGTACCGCTTGCATCGGACCATACTTGTGCCGTTTCGGACCTTATACCGGTGGAAGCCCTTCACATCTCCCACATACCAGGACTTCCACTCCTGTACCTTCGTGTAGAACTCCTCCGGCACGGTGGAGTAACCAAGTTGTTTTAATTTTTCGGTAATGTTCATGCTGTTACTCCCATTCTGCGGAAGACTCGCTCCAAAGCGTACCGTGTGGCATCAATCAGGTGATTACTTTCATCTGGATACCCGCTGATGATTTCTCCATCCTTGTTCCGATCATACTCATAATTCACAAATTCGTCGTAAGCGTGAGGCGTCCTGTGGCGGTCAATGACAATCTTCCTGCGCTGGAGCCATTTCATGCCATACTCCACGCTTCCAGGGCCCTTAACGGCCTCTTTTGCCGGTAGGCCCATCGCACGGAAGTCCGCTGACGATTTCGGCTCCGCGCTGTCGCAGGTAATATAGGCATCCTTGTACCCTTTGGAAAGGATCAGCTTCGCACTCGCCTCGTTAGTCAGCTTGTTTTGGTATATCTCGTCCATTAGATATATTGTTTCCCTGGCCCGGTCATAGTGGAGGCGGATAAAGGCAAACGGATCAGGGAACCAGCCCCAGTCAACGCCCTGATAGATTTTATCAAAGGAAGCAATCTCTTTGTCCGTGATTTCCCGCAGCTCCAGATTCTCGAACACATTGCCGCCGGTGCCGACCGCTTCACCCAAGTATTCGTG